TTTTCTAGTTTTGAAGATCTAAGTAGAAAAGATGACTTTGGTTATGTAGCACAACTCATAGGTTACGCTAAAGCTGCTAACAAAAAAGTAGGTGGCTGGTGGGTAATCAACAAAGTCAATGGTGAATTTAAGTATGTATCAGCAGAGACAGCTAACGTTGATGAAGTAATGCAATCCATAAAGGGTACTGTTGACTATATTAATAATGATGAGCCTTTTAAACGATGTTTTGAGGCTGTACCTGAGACTTTTAGAAAGAAACCTAGTGGTAACATGAAGCTAAGCATGACGTGCAGCTGGTGTGACCATAGAAAAAAGTGCTGGCCTGAATTGCAAGAGATTGATTCAAAGGTATATACAGGCGGCAAAGCTCCACCTCAAGTAAAATATGTTTATTTAAAGGAAGAAAACTAATGGCTATAATAACTCTTGAAGAAACAGAGTATGAAACAGACGACATGTCTAAAGAAGCGCAGGATGTAGTAAAGATTGTTGAAACTAACCAACAGGCCTCTACCATACTGAACCATACCTTACAGTGTGTTAACGCTATAGGTAGCATGAAGCTAAAAGAACTTAAGACTTTATTGGGTGATACAAAAGATGGCAAAGAACTATAAGCGAAAGCATAGTGCCAGTAAATATAGGAGCGGCCTTGAAGATGAGGCCGTTCTCTTTCTTACTAAGCGGCAGAAGAAAGTTCGTTACGAAAAGCTCAAGATAGAGTGGGAAGATTTAAAGTATCGCACATACACGCCTGACTTTGAATTAGATAACGGTATTATAATTGAAACAAAAGGATTATTCACAGCTGATGATCGCCGCAAGCACCTTGAAATAGCTAGGCAACATCCAGATATAGACATTAGGTTTGTATTTAGTAATGCTAAGTCTAAGTTAAACAAAGGTGCTAAGTCTAGATACTACGAGTGGTGCGATAAGAATGGTTTCTTATGGGCACATAGGGTTATACCAGAAGAATGGCTTAAAGAGTCAGGTAAATGCACTAAGTTAGATCGTATTGAAATTAAGACAGATAAGTTACACCACTGCACAGAGAGGAAATAGTATGCCATATGAATTAGGTGATGACGAAATTGCACTTGTAATACGCCCATCAGATTACCAACTAACACAAGAAGAGTGGTTAGGGAAGATCCAAACTGGCATAGCTGTCGGTGATAACTTTGATTTACCTGATGATGTACTGAGTGATCTGATACATGTAGCCACCTTATGTACATCCTTATTAGAAATTATGAATGAGGATGATGACCTGTATGAACGTGTCATGGAACACAGGCATAATATCTTGTTAGAAGAGATAGGAAAGCATGAAGAACCTTTACAAAGTAAGTCTGGTGAGGTAATACAATTTAACGCTTTTACTAAAACAAGAGGTAACGCATGAACAAATATGATTCCGTTGAACGCCCAGCACATTACAATCAAGGCGGAATAGAATGTATAGACTATATTAAGCAAGTGCTAGGCTTAGATGGATTCATTGCTTATTGTCATGGCAACATGATCAAGTATCAACATAGATATAGATACAAGAACAACCCTGTAGAAGACATGGCAAAAGCAGAGTGGTATCTAAAAAGAATGAATGAAGTACTAAAGGAGAAACACAAATGAGCAAAAAGACTTTTGGTGTTACCTTTTCTATTGTTGTAGTCGAAGACAATAACATATTAGGTTCGTATGAGATTGCACACCCAGAAGACGTACATGATTTAATACTAGATACTTTCTATGATATAGATGATGTGAAGATAAACAATGTAGTAGTAAAGGAAAAAGAGTGATAACATCTTTTAGAGAGTATCAAAATAAAGCAGTAAGCTTTGCGGTATACCCAGCAACACACAAGGTATTATATCCAACACTGGGTCTATGTGGTGAGGCTGGGGAAGTGGCAGAGAAGGTTAAAAAACAAGTGAGAGATGGTGTGTTTCACCGTCACGAAGTAGCTAAAGAGTTAGGTGATGTGCTCTGGTATCTTACTAATATAGCTAGTGATATTGGCTATAACCTAAATGAAATAGCTAATCTCAACATAGAAAAACTAACAAGCAGACAAGAACGAGATGCAATTAAAGGTTCAGGAGATAACCGATGAATAACTTACTGCCTACCGACTATCAATCCTTTATACATAAGTCACGTTATGCACGTTGGCTTGACAATGAAGGCCGAAGGGAATCTTGGACTGAAACAGTATCAAGATACATGGATAACCTAGTTAAGCCAAAGGGTTTATCAAAGGTTGACATGGCACAAATAGAAGAAGCTATACTTAATCTAGAAGTGATGCCTTCTATGCGAGCATTGATGACAGCTGGTCCTGCTTTAGATCGAGACAATACAGCAGGTTATAATTGTTCATACCTTGCAGTAGATACACCAGTAGCCTTCGATGAAGCTATGTTTATTCTATTATGTGGTACTGGTGTAGGCTTCTCAGTTGAACGTCAGTCAATAAAAAAACTACCTGATGTACCTGATCTTATCTATTACAGCGATACAACTATTGTAGTTAAGGATAGTAAAGAAGGTTGGGCTAAAGCCTTACGTCAAATGATTGCACTATTGTACAGTGGAGAGATCCCTAAGTGGGATGTGTCACGAGTACGTCCAGCTGGTGCTAAACTTAAGACCTTTGGCGGCAGAGCATCAGGACCAGCACCATTGATTGATCTGTTTAACTTTGTCAGTCAAGTATTCCTTGGTGCTAAGGGACGTAAGTTATCATCACTTGAATGTCACGACATCATGTGTAAGATTGGTGAAGTAGTTGTTGTAGGTGGCGTTAGACGTTCAGCAATGATTAGTTTATCAAACCTGTCTGATGATCGTATGCGTCATGCTAAGTCTGGCTCATGGTGGGAAAACAACCCTCAACGTGCCTTAGCTAATAACTCTGTGTCGTACACTGAGAAGCCTGACAGCTTGTCTTTCATGCGTGAGTGGACAGCACTGGTTGAGTCAGGCTCAGGTGAACGTGGTGTATTCAATCGCCAAGCATCTAAGGTACAAGCCGCTAAGAATGGCAGACGTGATCCTAACTATGAGTTCGGGACAAATCCTTGCAGCGAGATAATTTTACGCCCAAACCAATTCTGTAATTTAACGGAGTGTGTAGTACGTGCAACTGATACAATTGAAAGCTTAGAAAACAAAGTACGCATCGCTACTATATTAGGTACAATACAATCATCCTTCACTAAGTTCCCGTATCTACGTAAGATATGGAAGGATAATACAGAAGAGGAACGCTTACTTGGTGTGTCTATGACAGGTATTATGGACAACCCTTTGATGACAACATCTAACGAAGGATTGGAGACTACTCTTGAACACCTCAAACAGATCGCTGTTACTACTAACGCTAAGTGGGCTAAACGCCTTGGCATCCCTGCTTCTACTGCTATCAGCTGCGTTAAACCCAGCGGTACTGTATCCCAGTTGGTTGACTCTGCTAGCGGTATACATGCTCGTCACTCAGCCTATTATATTCGGACTGTACGTGGAGACAACAAAGACCCGCTAACTCAATTCATGAGTGATCAAGGCATCCCTAATGAGCCTGACGTAATGAAGCCTGATCAGACTACAGTGTTTAGCTTTCCTATGAAAGCACCAGAGGGTGCAATAGTTACTGCTGACATGTCTGCCGTTGAACAACTAGAGATGTGGTTAGCTTATCAACGTAGCTGGTGTGAACATAAGCCATCAGTAACTATTAACGTTAAGAATGATGAATGGTTTGAAGTAGGGGCATTTGTATACAAACACTTTGATGAGATGTCAGGTGTGTCATTCTTACCATTTAATGAGCATACGTATCAGCAAGCACCCTATCAAGATGTAGATTGGGATACTTATCTAGAACTTCTAGGTAAAATGCCTTCCTCAATTGATTGGGATAAGTTATCTGACTATGAACAAGAAGATAACACAGCAGGTAGCCAGACATTAGCATGTAGTGGAGATAGCTGTGAAATTGTAGACTTAGTTTAATGTGGGTAGTGATAACTAGAAACCAATGTAACTTCTGTGACTCCTCGCTAGCTTTGCTGCGGGGGGTTGCTGGAAGTCAGGTAACTACATACAACATAGAGTCAAGAAGCAGTAAGTGGCTGTTGACTTTCATGCGTAATGCAGGGTACACTACAGTACCACAAATATTTAAACCTAACGGCGACCATCTAGGTGGCTATACAGAACTAAAGGAATATTTTGATGAAACCAGTACGAAAGAATTTTAGCCGAGCATTATACCAAGCTTACGATAAGAAAGCTAAGGACACACTAGTAAAACTTTTAAAAGATAAAGGACATACTATTGTTAATACCGAAGAGAATTATTTTGTTGATGTCGTTTCTCAGAAGGATGGATACACATATTTCAATGAAGCTGAAGTCAAAGTAGCCTGGGATGGAGATTGGCCTGCACATTGGTCTGAGATCCGTATTCCTGAGCGCAAGCAACGCTTACTGGATAAGTATGATGGTACTAATGGAGTCTTAAACTTCTATGTATTTCGTGAAGACATGAAGCAAGTATGGCGTATCAAAGACACACTACTAACTAAAGAAAGTTTAGCAGAAGCTAAGGGTAGGTATATTCAGAAGGGTGAACTATTTTTTCACATACCTTATACCTCAGCAGAGTTGGTTGAAACATAATGGCTAAGTGGAAGTCATCTCGTGTGTATGATGTTCGAGAAGTTTTTAATCAATCTGATGTCGTATCAGGCGTTAGTAAAAAATATGACTCAGTAGAACGTCCCTCACATTATAATCAAGAAGGTATTGAGTGTATCGACTACATCAAGCAAGTGCTTGGACTAGATGGATTCATTGCCTACTGTCATGGTAACATGATTAAATATCAACACCGCTACCGATACAAACAAAATCCTGTAGAGGATATGAAGAAAGCTGAGTGGTATATAAAGAGAATGAATGAAGCACTAGCAGAGAAACATAAATAAGGGCATCTCATGGGCAGACCAACAAAAGCAAAGCAGAACAACTTACCTCCTCTCGCAGAAGAGGCTAAGGCTTTTACGAAACAAAAACGTCCCAAAGAAAAACCTCTAACCAGCCGCATGTATCTAGCAGGACAAGCCCTTTCTGGATTACTTGCGTGTGGTAAAGGTGGAGGTAGGGTTGAAGAGATTAAACGTGAAGCTTACAACTGGGCAGATCATTTATTAGAAGATGAAGAAGACTAGTTTAATCTAGTAAAGCTCTTGTATCTGCTGTCTCTAACCAAGACAGTAGGCCATAGAGTTGAGCACGATCTAAGTCTTCAAACTTTAACTTTTCTGGCATTGTTTTAGATAAACCATTTAAAGCTTTGTCTATTTTTTTCCACGAATATTTACTAGAGACTTCATAGCTAAGGTCTATAGTATCAGTTATACCTGAAGAATCAATATAAAGCATTGTTTTAGCAATTTCTTTTTTATCTGATACTAACTTCTTCCATCTTAGTTTTTGTTTTTCTGGTGAAAAATCTGCAAATCCCATTTCTATAAGGTTAGCTGAACCTTCTTCAATAGATAAGAACATAAATTCATTATACTTATTAGCCGCTTCAGGTGCTTTTCGTGATATAGAACTGGCGGCATTAAGAGTGTAAGGCTCTAAACCCATCATATTCATAATACGTTCTGTTGATGTTAAACGTATTGGTCTACTACCTACTACTTTACTAAGCTGTACAAATGCAAGCCCTGATGAAGCTTGTTGAGACTGAGCTACATCTGTATTACCAATCAATACATCCAGTATTTCATCAATATACCTAGTAGATTTATTTACAAAAGCATTACCTTGTTTACGATCTTTCAAAGCTCCATCAGATCCAGAAGCTACACTTACAGCAAAGTTAAGTGGTTCTAGTGGACGAGTTACACCTGAGATTACCTGAGATCCAATAAGACTACCCGTTCTTTTTAGGCTACGCATAAATTGATCACCACTAGGATCTAGAGCACTGTTAAATATTTTTACTATGTCGTCAGAAGTACTGGTAAAGTTACGTGTAAAAGATTTTAAACCTATATCTTTACCAACTTTTTGTAGTACTTCAGCAGGTACTTCTTCATCATTTAATATATAAGACCAAACTCGTGCACCATACTTAAGGTGAGATAAAGGATAACTATATTGAACAGTTTGTATTTCTCCTGTCTCAGGGTTAATTATTTGATCAATTGCCAAACCTTTTTTTCTATTCTCGTACTCAGTTTCAGCCATAGCATAAGCAGCACCTACTGTTAACATGTTACGTACAGTTAATTCAGAATATGTTTTATTTTTATACTTACCTAAAGGTTTAGCAAGAAAAGCTAAGGGTGTGTTTTGTACAACAGTATCTACTGTACTATTAAAGAAACGTCCAAATGGCATAAGTAAACCTAATCCAGGTATATTACGTACATCTTCAAAGAACCCTGCAATTTGACCAGTAACATCTGGACCTTTATAAGACCTAGCAGATATTCTATCTAGTGTAGTTTGGACTGCTTGAGATTCCAGTTCTCTATAGCTTTTAGTGTTTATCATTTTAGCAGCGTTAGGATCGGTAAAAAATTCTTCAAAGGATTTATTAAAAGCAACTCTAAGTCCTTTATCTAATTGAAAGATCATCTCTTGAGACTTGGTAATAGCATCAACCCCTTTAGTTAAAGATATTACCTGCATAAAATCAATTACATCGTCTACCTTTGCACCTATTAGTTGTGTACCAGGAGACAAGGATGAGTCAGAAAGAATTTTACTAGTGTCTTCAACACCACCTGCTATAACATTTGATAGTTTTTTTAATTGCTCTCCACGTAACTCAAGTAAAGATTTATAAGAGTCATAAGTCAAATTAGGATTAAGAGTTAATTTAACTCTATTAGCATTAGCCTTTAAAATTTGAATCATTACACGTTTAGGATTTTCCCCAGCATCTAGAAGACCTGCAGCTTTTTTAAAAGAACCTATACCGCCATGAAGTAGGGCAGTTCCAACATCTGTAATAGACCCTAACCCACTAAGCATAGCCCAGCCTGTAGCATTAAGAGCACTGGTTGAAGGGTGTGTAACAATAGTACGAATAACACGATTTTGCAATGCTACTGTACCCTCATAGGATTTGGCTACTGTTTGTTTTAAGAATGTAGTTTTACCATCAACTTCTTTTTTAGCTCCCATTAAACCTAGATCTAATGCATCATCTATAAATTGTCTAACTGTATAATCTTCAATACTTGTACCATTCTTCTTAGATCCTTGGCTTGCAGCATTCATAATCCTAGCACCAGCATTCATTTTATCTGCAAACTTATTTGCAAAATTTTCAATGCTCATATTTTCTAAGTCTATTATTTTAGAACCTGTAACTTTTTCCCAAGCTTTACCAAAAGCTTTTATTTCTTGTGGGTCTGAAGCTTTAATAAGATCTACAATCCAATTAGAATACTTATCAGTATTAGCCCTCTTAGTATAAGTTAAACCTTCTTCGTAAGCTATTTGAGAAAGACCTTTAAGATGTGTTATATTTCGTCCATTATCACCTATACCAAGAAGCATATCTACAAAAAATTCTGAGTCTATATCCTCTAACTTACGTCCTTTAGCAACTGCCTCTTCCCAAGAACCTTTTATTAACACAGTTTTATCATCAGCATACTTAGTAAGACTTTCAGCAAACTTACCTAAAATATTTGCTTCACTTGCTTCAGGTGTTTTTACTGTAAAAGAAGGCAATCCAATATCAGGATTTTTCTTTACTATACTACGAACTTGTACGCCACTCAATATAGCAGATCCTACAAAGACTAGACCTAAAGAGTACCTGTTTATTTTTTCTTGTATGTTTGTTTGAACTAGACCACTCTGATAACCGTACTCCATACCAACACCAACAACAGCTTGAAAACCTCCTTGAGCTGCTAGCTCACGAAAAGCTCCAACTGTTTTAAGTTTTTTTAAACCTTGTCCATTTAATGCTTGTAAGGTAGCTGCTTTAGTCACAGTTTTACTTGTGGACTCTTTACCCATTTCAATTAAAGCTTTAGACATAGCAACTTCACCAGCTTCACGTATGGTTATCTTTGTTGCACCATCCTTAGCACTTGCTTTAGCCATAGCTTTTAGAGCTTCTTTTTTTGCAAAGTTTGTAGCAAGCTTTAATGATCCGCCAGCTGCAAATTTACCTACTCCAAAACCAACTAAGTTTAGTGGATCAATTATAATACTTCTTGCGTAATCTTTTACACCTTCAATTTTTTCACGGGCAGTTGTTTCTTTTCCAAAAACAAAAGCAAGATCTTCATATATCTTGTAAGCTTTACCTGTAACAACGTTAGCTTTTTGATCACTACGAATTTCACGAAGAAAGTCTAATTCTTTTACACCATAGTAACTGTTACCACTAGATACTCCACGCCTACTGTTCATAAATCTATCTACAATAGTCTCACGATCCTTACCTTCAGTTGCCTGAGTTCCATAACGAAGATTAACAAAATCCAGTATAGGGTTAAATAAGGCATCGTTTTCTACTATGTCATTTTGAGTATATGTACCAGGTTCAGGAATATTTAAAGGGTTCTCTACCTCGTCTAATACTTCTTCAACGGAATCATCGAATTGATCAAAGATGTTTCCTTTTTTTTCTAGTACTCTTTTAACAGGTTGAATAGCTTTAACAGGGTCAACGGGATCAAATTGATCAAAGATGTTTTCTTTTTCTTCTTCCACGTTTTTAACTTTCTATTATTTTTCTAGGTATACACTTGGATCAATTTTAAACTTTTCTCGAAATTCATCTATATTTTCAATTGTAGGATTTTCCCTAAGAAATTTTATATCATTTGCTTCTGGAGCTCGAATGGGTATAAACATACTAATCATTGGGTTTTTATCAATGTTTTTATATGCTGGATCTTTTAATAAGTTTTGTACTGTTTTAGGTGTCATTACCATTCCATATGCTCGTTGTTTAGCTTCATCTCGTACAAAACTGTCAGAAGATCTCATGCCATCTCTGATTTTTATGAGATCATTTAAAGCATTTATATATTTAGAAATAACTTTATTATCTTTTACTACAAGAGCTTCTTCTTTTTTTAATTTGTCTGAAGTATTTTTTATTAAGGTAATTAGGTTTGTATTTACAAAAGCATTTACTAATTGTACTTGTTGTTTGTCTTGTTCAACAGTTCTAATATTCTGATTGGCAGCATTAAAATCATAGGTAACTACAGTATTTGTTCTTGTTTTTCCTAAACTTATTAATTGTTCTACTAACTCTGGGTTCAATGTCTTACCGCCAATAATATCTTGAATCTCTTGATTTACAATTTCAGAATTACCTTCTGAGTAATCTATAATATTAAAGATATCTACAATTTCTCTAGGACCTAGTGTTGTCCCACTATTTTTAGATAAAGAATCTAATGTTTTTATTATATTAGTAGCAGCAGCTCCATCCCCTGATACTTGATTTGTCCAAGAATTAATTTCTTTGACATCATCTTCATTATAGTTAAAATCCTTTACATTCATCCTATTTTTAAGTCTAAGAACATTTTTAGCATTTTTGGCTGCAGTATCAGATGAGGTAGCACTTGAAGCACCAGGTAGATTAAGTAAATCAAAAATCTTAGCTCGAGTTAAAGTCTGATCCATTTCTTGAGCTTTAATTGCACGTTCTTCTGCACGTGTAGTAAAGCCCAAAGATTCCTCGTCCTTCTTAGCTTGAATGACTGCATCATAACCTTTTTCTATTCCACCCCACTTACCCATTAGACAGTCCTCCGTGACATAAGACCCATTGGTTTTTCTTTTTGCATTGATTCTTCTTCTAGAGTTTCAGGTGTTTCTTCTACAGTCTCGGACATTTCATCCATAGAAGATAAATTAACTTTACCTGTATTATCAAATTCATCTAAAATCTTTTGAGATTTTTTATTTTGAATGGCGTAGTCAATTTCTTCTTGATTAACTTCATTAGGATCATCAAGACCCTCATCAAATTCTATTCCTGCAGCTTTAGCATTACCTGTAATAAGCTCATGTATAATTGGTGCTATTATAAGACTAACATCAATACTGTGCCGACCTTCTGATACAGCTGCACGAAGTAGACCTTCTACTAAAGTTACTACATCTATACCCAACTCAAGAAAGTTTAAAGTAGCTTTAGTTTTTTCTGGTGTATTTAAACGTTTTATATGAAACAACAAAGCATCTTCAGGATTGTCTATCTCAGGAGGATTTTCCCAAGGAGAGTTCTTTGGTTCTGAGGTCAATGACTGACCAGGTATTGGTGCACTAAACATTCTTATTGTCCTTCTTTATTCTGAGGTAAACAAATTAGATTCAAGCTCTCGTCTTTTAGTAAGACCAGGGAGCTTCTTCTTACCAGCCATATCATATTCTAACATCATCTCAGAGATTTCTCCATCTCCTCTTGTTCCATTTTCTGTTAAACTAACTAAACCACCCTTACCTAAGTTGTAAGTAAAACTAGTAAGAGCTGCAATTTGATTTTCATTCCATTCGTAACCATGTTGTTTTTTCATAGCTACTACGTCTTTTTTAGCTTGAGCTGTAGAATTTTCTAACCTTGTCATAGCCTCTTCGTAGCTGATAACTTCGTCTTCACTTGTAGCTCTTGTACCAAATCCAATTGCGTAACGTTTACCATCCCAGTATGCTTTATACTCGGATTGATTATTATTTTCAAAGTTTGCTATAATTTGTGCTGTAGATTTATTTTTTTCGTTGTCTGTAACTTCAACCATACCTGCAGATTCACCTGTAGGTAATTCCTCTGTAATAAGAAAACGACTATCAGCATCCCCTGGTAGACCTGGAGGCTCATTATTAATTTTAACCCCAAACTTTTTTAATAGTTCTAAATTCTCATCAGTAATTTTATTAAAGGCTTCAGTTAAAAAATCATCTCCTAATTCTTGTTCAAGACTGGCACGTCTAGGTACGATACCACCTAGCTTTGTATCATCATCCTCATCTATAAAACGAGAACGTTTCCTACCTGTAAGACCTTTTTTTTGAAGGCGCATTTCTGTATTTTCTCTAGCAGTGGTTAATAGAGATTTATATTGTAAAGCATTTGTCATTTTTTTATCCTGAGTTACTGTAGATCTGAGCACCTACTTTAATTATACTTGACCACATACTTGTTTCCTCTGCATCATCTCTTGCTTTTGCATACTCTTCATATTTCTTATCAGCGAGGATAATATCTAATGCACGATCCTTAGCAGTCTCAGAACCTTTATAAGCATAGTCCATTAAGTCACGTTCACGTTGCCATATCTGATCAAGAGTACCTTGAGTAAATGCATTAGCTGCTTGAGCTTGTTGCATGTTAGCTTGATTTTGTGATGCCGCATTTACAGTAGAAAGATTTTGTCTCCACTGTGCATTAGCTTGTGCTATAACCAAAGCATTCTGCGAGTTAAACTGTCGCCGTTGATTCTCAACTTGAGCATTAAATTGCATTGCTGCATTCTCTGCACCAGCATTAAATTGGCTAGTGGTATTTGTTTGGGTAGCGTTAAACTGTTGTACTTGATTAGCCATGTTAGCCATAAATTGTTTAGTTTGATTTTCTGAAGCTGAATTAAATTGTTTAGCTGCATTCTCTGCCGCTTGATCTGTAAATAAAGCTTGGACAATAGATTGAGACTTAAACATTTCTGTCTGTTGATTGTTACTTAAATTCTGCATATCCATTTGTAAGAAAGCTTGTGCATTTTGTACTGCTGCTTGTTGATGATTAGCTAAATTTGCCATGTCTAGATTAGCAAGAGCAGCTGCTTGACCCATTACCATAGCTTGATTATTATTTAAGTTAGCTAAGTTCATTGTGTTAGCACTACGAGAGTTCTCAAGTGCAACAGATTGTTCAGCTGTAAAATTCATATTAGCTATATCAGAAATCTTAGCTGAGTTAGCTACACGAGACTGGAAGCCTTGATCAAATTCTTGTCCTATAAA